GACCGTGTGATCATGTTGGACACGGATGTTAACGAGCATACATCGAGCTTGCTGGTTGCTCAGTTGCTCTTTTTAGAGAGTCAAGGAAATGAAGACATTAGTTTGTTTATCAATAGCCCTGGGGGGTCCGTTACTGCTGGCCTTGCTATTTACGATACCATGCAATTTATTAAACCCGACGTCGCAACTTACGTTATCGGACAGGCTTGCTCAATGGGGTCCTTCCTTGCTCAAGCCGGACACCCGGGTAAACGGTTCTTGCTACCCGAAGCCCGAACAATGATCCATCGTGTTAGTTCCGGTACTCCTGGAACCCGTGGTACAGTACACGTACAGGAACTAGAGTTTGAAGATGCTCGACGTAGTTTTGAAGAGTCTAAGCGTATTAACGAAAGACTAACTGAGTTGTATGTCAAGCATAATACCGCTGGAAAAACGTATGAACAGCTTTATGAAGCTATGAAATTTGATACGTTCTTGAGTGCAAAAGAAGCGGTTGAATACGGACTGGCTGATAAAGTCATTGATAAACGACCATGATAGACAATATTGTTGTTATTGATAATGTTGTGTCAAATAGTTATCAAGACATGATAGAAGAAAAAATCATGTTAGATTTAAATTTTCCATGGTTTTTTAATCCGTCAATAACAACACATAATCCAGAAATGATGCTAGAGGAAGATTCTTTTGGATTTTCTCATCTGTTCTGTAGCGATACTGTTAGACCTATGCAACACATAAGTCAGTTTTTAATTCCGCTAGTTTATGAAGCATGTGGTGCAATATCATTTAAAGTAAATGAAATTTGCATGGGTAGAGTTTTTAGGACTATTCCCGTAAAACATAAAAAATCTCCTAGAAATATGTTTCATACAGATTTGCCGGGCGAGCCTCATTTAGTATGTTTGTACTATGTTAATGACTCTTCAGGCCCTACAGTTATTACAAAATTGAAAGATTCTGAGATAACACAAGATAAAATTAACGCTATGTCCAATCCACCTATTTCAAGATTAATAGAGCCAAAAAAGGGAAGGGTAGTATTGTTTAATGGTAACTTTTACCATGCTAGCACTGATCCCGATGTTGGGCGGAGATGTATAGTAAATTTTAGTGTAAAATAACACCATAAAGTACGCATATAACGAAAAATCGTAGTACACTATAAATACTAATGTTAGGAGTGTGCTATGGCCCGTTCAGCCTTCAACTGGTCCGCTTTGGATCGCAGTACTTTGTACTCTATGGTTTATCAGCTAAAATCAGAAATAGTTGATAAAAGGCTAACCATAGGCGAAATTACTAGCACAATAAGCAAACACATTAAATCTCATCTGCCTGTTAAAGTAGTCAGTAGCCGACATGCTCCTGTTAAAAACGGCGAAGTTTGGGTCGGTGGTGCTTACTATAGTGATTTGGATAAGAGTGGTAAAAAGCGTTTTATTGAAATTGAACTAGCATATCCTACCCAAACAGAAACTATGCGTATGAGCAATTATCGTTGGGAACGAGTTTGCATAGCAATCGCTGATACATTGTTGCATGAAATTATTCACACCCGACAATATCGTGCTAGAAACTTTAAAGATATTCCAGGATATCAAAGTACAGCATACTATGCCAAAACTCGCAAGGAACAAGAGTATTACGGCGACAGGGATGAAATGGGTGCCCACTCATTTAACCTAGCACAAGATATGATTGATAAATTTGGGTTTGACCCAAAAGCAATCCGTGAATATTTAGATTCACCAGTACCAAAAAGAGTCCGCCCAAACGGTTGGGGGCGTTTTATGAAGGCATTTGAATACGATCACAACCATCCAAAAGTTTACCAAATGAAGCATAAAATTATGACTCAATTGGAAAATGCCTACTACGGCAAGCCATTTAAGACTACAAACCACTTGACGTACTGATAATTAGACTGTATAATAGTTATATTAAGTTAACTATTGGAGCTAAGAATGAGTCGTTGTGCTAGCCATATTTGGGATTTAGAAACCCACAATTCCCGTTTAGATAAAGAAGCAATTATTAAAGTTATTGCTGAAAGTAGCGACCATGCTAAAGAATTCTTTGAAGGTTGTCGACTTGCCCTAGACCCAATGATAACTTTTGGACTAAAACAAATTCCGGAGAAAACAGATGAAGATGGGCCTGGCTTACCTTGGGATAGTTTTACTCTCGCTCTTACTGGTTTTGTTACACGTCAAGTTACCGGTAACACAGCTAGGGATATGATCCAAGCAATGATGAAATCTGCTACTAAAGCAGAATGGAATGGATGGTATCGACGTATCCTTATTAAGGACTTACGCTGCGGTACTAGTGAAAAAACAATTAATAAAGTAGTAGAGAAACAATATGCTCAGTATGCTATTCCTGTGTTTGGCTGTCAGCTTGCTCATGATAGTGCTAATCACGAAAGTAAAGTTTCTGGAAAGAAATATATCGAAGTCAAACTCGATGGTGTCCGTGTTATCACTATTGTGCGTACAGATGGTCGCGTTGATATGTTCAGTCGTAATGGTAAGGAACTTACAAACTTTCCTCACGTAGTAGAACAGATCAGTGCTGTAATTAAACAAGAACCGCCACCTTATGATTTGGTACTAGATGGTGAAATTATGTCTAGCTCGTTCCAAGACTTGATGACACAAGTACATCGCAAGAGTGATGTTAAAGCAAATGATGCTATTCTTAATTTGTTTGATGTGTTGTCATTAGAAGATTTCGAAGCAGGCATCTGCAACAAGCGCCAAGAAGATCGTAGTGCATTAGTTTACTACTGGCATAAGAAGCACAAGGATGTATTGCCTAATGTAACAGTTGTTGGCCACGAGCTAGTAGATTTAGATACACCAGAAGGCCAAAAACGTTACAAAGAAATTAATGCCAAGGCAATTGAAGGCGGGTATGAAGGTATCATGCTTAAAGATCCAGAAGCACCTTATGAATGTAAACGTAGTGTAGCATGGCTTAAACTTAAACCATTTATTGAAGTATCATTAACTGTTACTGCGGTAGAAGAAGGCACTGGTAAGAATGTTGGCAAATTAGGTGCATTAGTTTGCGAAGGTGTTGACGATGGTAAAGACATTCGTGTTAATGTAGGCAGTGGTTTGACAGATGAACAACGTGTTGTCTACTGGGACAATGCTGACAGTATTATCGGTGACATTGCCGAAGTACGTGCAGATGCTATTACACAAAATCAAGATGGTACATACAGTTTGCGCTTTCCACGTTTCAAAGGATTCCGTGGCTTTGTACCAGGTGAAAAAATATGACCGATGTTAGCAGAGTTGCTGCACAAACCGCCGAGATATATCGTCAACTTGAAATTAAAAAGTTAGACAAGCGGCATGAGGAACTTCGAGTAGAAGAACAACGTGTAAAATTAAATCTTAAAGACAACGAAGAAAAACGAATTGAAATGAATCGGCGGATGAACCGTCCAGGACAAAACGTAGATAAAATAGCATAAATGAAATTTTCAATTTGGACCATTATAGCTGCTATTGTAGTCATACTAATAATTGATTTAGTGTCTAGTACTCCAACGACCAGTACTAGAACATTCTGTGCGTATAATCGAACATTTGTTGAATTTGAAGAACGTGGGCATGTATGGGGTACACTAATTTTAGATTTTAACGGAAAGCCAATACCGTGTAAAGAAGGCCTCGAGCAAGAAATTGGAAATACAATTTAAGGAAAACAAATGACAAATCCATTTAGAGATCAAGAAAAGTTTATGCGAGCCTGTGATCAAACAGCGGGCGGAGAGTTTGACCAAGACCAATTTAAAATGTATCTTGGATTGATTCAGGAAGAGTACACCGAATTACAAGTTGCTGTAAATAACAACGATCAGCTAGAAACACTAGACGCACTTATTGACATACTAGTTGTTACTATTGGTGCTATCCATAGTATGGGTAGTGATGCAGAAGGTGCATGGAAAGAAGTCATGCAGACTAACTTTGCTAAGATTGATAAAGAAACTGGCAAAGTTCGTAAGCGTGAAGATGGTAAAGTGTTAAAACCCGTGGGCTGGGTACCGCCTAACCTTAACCCGTTTGTTTAAAGGAGATAAAAATGTTTGGTTCAAATTATATGGATAACGGTATTTTAAATTATCGTTCAGCTGGAGAAATTAATTCAGCAATGGGTCGTGTTTACGGACATATGAGCCTAGCAGTCGTTGTTTCAATGATTGTCAGTTACTTTGTTGGCACTAGTCCAGAATTGCTACAATTCTTTTTTACAGGTGTAATGAAATGGATTGTAATTTTTGCTCCGCTCGCGGCAATCTTTGGTGTTGCTATGGTACTAGGCGATAACCCTAGCAAAGGTGTTGCTCAACTATGCTTACATGGATTTGCGGCATTAATGGGATTGAGCTTTGCTACAATCTTTGCCGTGTTTACTATGGGTAGTATTGTGTCAGCATTTATGGGTGCGGCAATCTTGTTTGGTACTATGAGCTTTTACGGCTACTTTACCAAACGTAGTTTAGAAAGTCTTGGACAATTTATGTTCATTGGATTGATTGCTATTGTTATTGCCAGCATTGTCAATATCTTTATTGGTAGTACTGTGATGCAAATGGTAATTAGTGCGTTGGCTATTATTATCTTCTTGGGATTAACTGCTTACGACACACAACAGATCCGCGAAGAACTAAGTGTAGATACTACACCAGCCGCTGAAGTCCGTGGAGCATTGACTTTGTATATGGACTTTATCAACTTGTTTATCAACTTGTTGCAGTTGTTTGGCGATCGAAAATAATTAAGGAATAACAATGCGTAGTCATTATTGGACAATTGGTAAATTTGCAGATTGGCTTCGAGGAACGCCAAAGCTCAAATGCGGAACCAGTGAAGAATGGAACGACTGGGAAGATAAGGCCAAAGCCGCACACCCTATTCGCTGTTGGATCGCCGAAGAAGGTCTAGACCATCTTCAAAATTTTGTTTATTACATTCCGGACAAAATAAATGACATACGCTATTATATTAACAATCGCTGGGTTTCTCACAGCCACGCTCTTACGGCCCATCCTCGCGACATACGACCAGGTAACTGGAGTGATGTTGGCAGTCGCTTTCTTCCTTGTATGTTCAACGAGCTTGTGGACTTTGTTGAAATAGAACAAGCATGGCATCACTGTATTTGGAGTGACGAAGCAAAGAC